CAGTTGCTGGCCGGTCTTATTGCCCGGCATGCTCGGCGCATACAACACCCGGCCCATTTCGTCCTGCGTCTTCTCCAGCTTGGCGCTCATGTAAACGTGCCGGCCAGGCAGGTCGCGGAAGGCGCGAATGATGTCGGCCATCTGCTCTTGCATCGCGCCGTAGGCTTGGCGCGGGTCTTTCGTGGCCTTCTTCTCGGCGTTGAGCACCACCTCGGCAATTTCAGAGATGCTATCCAGCGCCACCGATTGAAACGCCTTTGCTTCGGCGCTTTCACTGAGCCAGCTCCAAGCCTCGCGCAGCGTGGCCATGTCGCTGATTTCCACGTAGGGCACATCGGCCCCGGCGATTGAAAGCAAGCCGCCTTCAGCGCTCAGGACAATGGGCGCTGGCAGGGTTGGGATGAGCGACGTTTTACCTGCGCCAGCTTGCCCGTACACGAGCAGCTTGACGCCGCTCATAGAAAGCGCACTGCTGCGCTTCAGGTTGATAGCCATTTGGTTCTCCGGTTGGCTGTTGAGATCGGCCCATTGCTGGGCCGGGTTGTTATTCTTGCACGCTTTCCTGATGAAAGCCATAGGCTTGTTTGCTTTGACGCTGGCGTATTTCTTCCAGCATCTTCAGATCAACTTGCAGACGAGTCCTGACTGCAAGTAGCTCTCTTGAGTCATTGCGAGTCGGCTGCACTTCATCGCTCCACTCAAACATGAACATGAGCGCATCCATCGCATTCTTGATATCTAGCACTAACTCACGCACATCAAACAGCCTGTCGGTGTAGATGTCTTCTTCAAGGTTTCGCATGCTTATGCTCCTGAAGTGGTGTTGTTGAACAAGGCGGCATTGAGCGCCGCGTAAAGCTCGCTATCAATCTGCACGTTTGACCAAGAGTGAGATCCATCAGGCCGCACGACGAGGCTCGCACCATGAAGCGAGGCTTCACGGTATCCGTTTGGGAAAACTATCACTGAGATGTTCATGTTTTGTTCCATAAACAGGGGCTCCAGTTTTTGGAGCCCATCTGATTACTTGGATGTGACTTTGACGCTGAACACAGCCGTAACGCTGGTGTTGGCCTCGATCACTTCGGCGGGGATGTTGTATGCCTTTGCAATGGCCTTCCAGTCAGTGACCTTCCGGTTCGCTTCAATAACCGAAGCCTTGAACAGATTTCCCATCGTCACTGCGTCACCGCCAGCCGTGGCCACATCTTTCATTCCATTCTTGATGGCGTCTGCCTTTTTTGTCAGCTCGGCAATTTCAGCGAGCAACAGGCCAAGCTCATCAGCTTGGGTCAGGGCGATGTCCATTGCGTTCATATCAGTTCCTTTCGTGTTTCGCGCCTTCGGCCTATTCCGTTCGCGCTATGGGTTCAATGATAGGGGCTTTTTGAGCCCCTGCCATTAGGACAAACCCTTACAGCCTAGACTGTTCGGCCTTGTACTTCGGCCATGTCCTCACGGCCTCGCCGTCGATGTAGTTGGCCATGTCTTCATCGCGCTCAAGGCGTTGGCGCAGTTCGTAGCGAGCTTCCAGAGCCTGCCGGTCAGTGCCCATCATCACGAGCACGACCAGCTGCTCATGCGTCATGCTGGCCACATCGTCGGCGGCCAACTGCCAGGTCTTGACTTGGCTCTTGGCAACGTCATCGGAACCAATGCTGACCTCGCCAAACCCCAGATAGTACTGCCAGACTTCCGAGCTGTGCAGTGCATCCTCTTTGATGCTGTCGCAAAGAGGCTCGCACTCTGTTGCTGCTTCGAATTCAATCTGAGCGTTCCAGGATTCTTCGGTAGGGTAGTAAAGCATGTCGGTTACTCCGGTTTGCTGGATCAGCACCGCGCTGTCCATGTACTAGACTGTACCGGCTCAAGAACAAATGCACATCGGGATAAACCCTAGGTGACGATTAGGGCTTGATGTGCAATCATTGGCCCCCCCATTCACAAAGGAGCATGCAAACATGGCAAAGCTCGGGCGCGTTTTTGATGTCGCGTCACTCCCAACACTTGACGCGGCGCGGCCCGTCGCCCCCCCTGAATCACAATTGATCGACGCCATGCGCGCGGCTGGCATCACCCACACGCCGGAGCAGATACACATTGACGGCAAGATGCACCGATTCTGCACATCGGGCAAGCGCGGCGACTCAGGCTGGTACATCATCTTCGCTGATGGCATCCCGGCGGGGCAGTTCGGCTGCTGGCGCTCAGGCCTTGTGCAATCTTGGCGGGCAGATGTGGGCCGCAAAATCTCGCACGTTGAGCAGATGGCCCACACTCGGCGCATGGCAGAAGCCGCAGCACTGCGAGAGGCAGAGCTGACCAGGCGGCGCGAGACTGCCGCCGATGTCGTGGGGCGGATATGGTCAGAAGCCCAGGCCGCAAGCCCGGAGCATCCGTACCTACAGCGCAAGGGCATTGCAACACACGGCGCACGAGTGACCGGCGACGGCCGATTGATCGTGCCGCTTTACAGCCCAGACGGTGAGCTGGTGTCGCTGCAATACATTGATTCAGGCAGCGACAAGAAATACCACCCAGGCGGCCAGACTGGCGGTGCGTACTGGTGGCTCGGTGCGCTCGAAGATGCAAAGACGATCTACATTGCAGAAGGCTTCGCCACCGCCGCGACGATTCACCAGACCACCGGCCAGCCGGTTTTTATCGCCTACAGCGCCTCGAATCTTGTTCCAGTGTGCGGAATGCTTCGGCAGCAGTTCGGCGCGACTCAGGCGCTTGTGATCGTGGCAGACAATGACGCCAGCCACACGGGCCAGAAGTACGCCGATCAGGCCAGCGCGAAGTACGGCGCGCGCGTGGTTGTCCCTCCAATTGAGGGAATGGATGCAAATGATTATATGCAAGCCGGCCACAATTTGGCCGCGCTTCTGACGCCACAGCGCGAGGATGGCTGGTTGATTCCAGCCGATGATTTCTCAGCACAGCCCGCGCCGATCTCGTGGCTGGTGAAGCATTGGATTCAGAAAGACGCGCTCATCATGGTGCATGGCCCTAGCGGTGGCGGAAAGACGTTCGTCGTGCTTGATTGGTGCCTCAGAATGGCAAGCGGCATGGCCGAATGGTGCGGTCAAAAGGTCAAGCCTGGGCGGATTGTGTACCTGGCCGGTGAAGGGCATCACGGATTACGCGGGCGAATTGCAGCGTGGAAGCACAGACACCAGGCCGGAAGTCTCTCGATGTGGCTATCTCGGGACGGGTGCGATCTCAACACCGCCGAAGGCTATTTGAAAGTGGTGGAGCAGGTAAGGGCGCTCGGATACAGCCCCGAGGTGATCGTCGTCGATACCCTTCACCGATTCCTCAGCGGCGACGAAAACAGCGCGCAGGATGCCAAAACAATGCTCGATGCGTGCAATCGGCTCATGTCCGAGTTCGGCTGCTCAGTGGTGCTAGTTCACCACACCGGCGTCAGCGACGAGGCGCAACACCGGGCACGCGGCAGCAGTGCATGGCGCGGGGCTTTGGACATTGAGATAAGCATTGTGCCGGCCACTGAATCCGCACCGATGCAGATCGTTCAGCGCAAGTCAAAGGATGCGGAACTGGCTCAGAATATATATGTTCAGCTTGAGCAGGTGGAAATTCCAGGATGGTTTGACGAGGACGGGCAGGCAGTTACTTCGGCAGTTATTGTGCAGGCAGATACTCCTGAAAAGCCAGCCGGAAAGAAGGACGACAAAACAGAAGCGCACATGAAGTTACTAATGGCCGCATGGTTTGAATCAGGTACAGAAACCCGCGATGAAAAACCATATATTAGTCGTTCGGCGCTCATGGAATATCTGGAACAAACCAAGGGCATGAGCCACGACACCGCAAAGCAGTACGTCAAACCGAGCGCAAAGGGTCGATTGATGTCCGATCTTTTGGATGCGCACATCGTCGAACCGTGCGAGCATGGATGGCAAGTGAGCGACTTGGCGCACTCAAGATCAATGCTCATGAGGGCAAATGAACGGTAAAGTTATCCACAGGTTATCCACATGGCACCATGAGGGTAACAGGGTAACAAGAGGGTAACAAGAGGGTAACAGTTACCGGGGGGCTAGGCGGCGATTTTAGGGTAACAAAGGTAACACACTCCCTTAGGAGTGTTACCCTGTTACCCTGTCGCAGCGGCGCGAGTTCGGTACCTTGAACGATGTGGGGTGAGTGATGAGTGAGTGATGAGGCAAAAAAGTTATCCACAGGCGCATGAGGTGCAAGGCCGAGCATCT